CCGCCGTAGCCGACTGATTGCTCAGGGCCTCTACATCGACGAAATGGAGTCCATCTTATGACTCACGCTCACGACGACATCAGGGTTGGCACACTATGCCTTCCCTTCATTGGTAACGGCTGGCTAATGCCATGGGGTGAAGTGGTCAGCAATCCATTAAAGGCGCAGCGGCTCGCTGAAGAATATCGGGAAAGGCAGGAGGCGGCATGACCTATCAACTCCACGTCGGGCGCTGCGAAGACGTCATTAAAACGCTGCCGGATAACTCAGTTGACGCCATCGTTACGGATCCTCCGTATGGTCTGAGTTTCATGAACCACAAATGGGATTACGACGTCCCGACCGTAGAACAGTGGCAGGAATGCCTGCGCGTTCTCAAGCCTGGCGGACACCTGCTGGCGTTCGGCGGATCACGTACCTATCACCGCCTTGTGGTTAATGCAGAGGATGCTGGTTTCGAAATCCGCGACCAAATCCTCTGGATTTACGGCAGCGGCTTCCCCAAGTCGCATAACCTCGATGGTGATTTTGATGGCTGGGGTACCGCATTGAAACCAGCCCATGAGCCAATCGTCATGGCGCGCAAGCCATTCAAAAAAACGGTGTCAGCGAACATGGCTGAGCATGGTACCGGGGCGATCAATATCAATGCATGCCGCATCCCTACCGACGAGGCGCTAAATGGCGGTGCTGGCGGTCTGCTTTCACACCAGCGTGACGGTACCGAACCTGTTGCTGATTATGAGCAGGCAGCGGAGGGACGCTGGCCAGCAAACATAATTCACGACGGAAGTGATGTTGTCGTGTCAGCGTTCCCGGATGCGAAAGGCCAACAAGGAGCGCTTACCGGCTATGAACCCAGCGCGAAAATGGGAGCGGCGAATTGCTACGGGCAAATGGACCGGCGGCACGAATCAACTCCACGCATCGATAGCAGCAAAAGCGCCGCCAGATTCTTCTACTGCGCCAAGGTAAAACCGAAGGAGCGCGACGAAGGCCTCGAGAGGTTCATTGCGACGTCGGCCAGCGACATGACCGGCGGCCGCAAAGAAGGAAGCGTCGGCATTAACGACCCGCGCGCCGGTGCCGGGCGCACCAATGGTGCGAAGAACAACCACCCCACCGTTAAGCCGATCGCCTTGATGAGTTATCTCTGCAGGCTGATTACTCCGCCTGGCGGTACCGTGCTTGATCCGTGGATGGGGAGTGGGAGCACTGGCCGGGCAGCTATCGAGGAAGGATTTAACTTCATCGGCATCGACCTGAACCCGGATTATGTAACCATCGCTTCTGCGCGAATAGCTCACTCCTTCAAAAAGACGACGGAGGCCGCATGACGCCAGCAGCTTATTACAACGAAATCGACCCGTTCGCTGCTCAGTGGCTGCGTAACCTGATCGCCGGCGGTCATATTGCCCCGGGCGAAGTTGATGAAAGGAGTATTGAAGATGTCTCACCTGATGATCTGCGAGGATTCACCCAATGCCACTTCTTTGCCGGAATTGGCGTCTGGTCTCATTCCCTGCGCCTCGCCGGATGGCCTGACGATAAACCAGTCTGGACAGGCTCCTGCCCGTGCCAGCCTTTCAGCGCGGCAGGCAAAGGAGATGGGTTTGCTGACGAGCGGCACCTTTGGCCACACTTCTTCCACCTCATCAGCGAGCGCAGACCTCAGCATGTCTTTGGCGAACAGGTTGCAAGCGGTAACGCAAACACATGGTTCGACCTTGTACAAGCTGACCTGGAAGGAATGGAATACGCCTTCGGGCTTGTGCCGTTTGCGGCAGCGGGCGTCGGTGCGCCGAACGTCAGAGAGCGGGCCTACTGGGTGGCCCACGCCGGTAGCGAACACGAATCCGCAGCCGGAAACGAAACGGGGGTTACAGCACGTCTCCGGAGCAGCTCGACTGACAGGCTGGCAAACACCAGGGGCGAACGACTCAACCGGGTCGACTCATTGCTACAGCGGGAAGAATCAGGACGGCTCACCAAAAGTGTGCTTAAAGCTGCCGGGCACAGCGTTACTGGCGGGATGGGTTACGCCGACAACTCGCGACTGGAAAGACACATCGGGGATGACAGCGCAGCGGGAAGGGAAGGACAGGCTGGACCAGCTACCCCGCCAGGCGTACACATGCGGGCCCTTGAGGTTAACGGTTTTTGGCGAGATGCGGACTGGCTCTTATGTCGAGATGGCAAATGGCGTCCAGTTGAACCCGGCACATTCCCGCTGGTTGATGGGGCTGCCGCGCGCCTGGGACGAGTCGAGTCCGGGGTGGCAAGAGTGGCAAGCAGCAACCGCGTCGGCCGACTCAAAGGCTACGGTAATGCCATAAACGCACAGGCTGCGGCTGAATTCGTCCGGGCTTATATGGAGGGGTTATGACGCCAGAAACAGACAACGCCGTCCGCGCCGCCTGCCGCCGCTGCACCGAGGAAATACAGCAGGCCATGCGCAAGAAGCCAAAGCCTAACTGGAACGAAATGGTGCCTCCCATCATCAACAAGCATCACAAGAAAATTGAAGCTCTGGGAGTTAGCCTCCTGGAATTCGTCGTATACACAGGTCGGCTTAATCGCCGCTTCGGAGTTGAATCGTGATCAAATCACTACGCATTGAATTAGGCGACAAATATGTCGTCACCGGCTCGGCACATGACCTGATTTTGAATGAGAAGAAGATTGCCAAGGAAGGTAAATCAGCCGGGCAGGAAGTGCTTTCGCGGCTGGGTTATTTCAGCAAGTTCGAGCATCTAGTGCGGGAATTAATGCACAAGGAAATTCTGGAATCTGAAGCGCAGACGCTGACAGAACTGCGTGACCACATTCAGCAATTCAGCGAGAGGCTGGGTAAGGCGGTAGGATTATGAGCAAGTACCCAAGGGTGGGTGGCGTGTCAGCCAAAAGCAAAAACACCTCTGCTAAATGCAAATGCGGTGCAGTGGCGAAGTATAAAACGACCGTGGAAGTGAATATTTTCCGTGGCGATGACGAAGTGGTTTGGTCCTGTAACGAGCACAAGAAGGATTGTGCATTTCTGGTCAGTGGGCAAGGAGGTGCAGCTTGACTCTATCGCTTAACAGGCTGAAAGAGTTGCTTTTCTATGACCCTGATACTGGAATATTCACATGGATTTCATCAACAAATAACCGTAGACCGCCAGGAGAAACGGCGGGGTATATAAACAGTCTTGGTTATGTCCAAATTGGCATAGATTGTGGTCACTATAGCGCGCACAGGCTCGCCTGGATGTATGTTCACGGAGAGCTTCCTGAGCTAGATATTGATCACATTAACGGGAACCCATCTGATAATCGACTCGAGAACCTTCGACTTGTCACGCATCAGCAGAACATATGCAACAGAAAGAAAAGGAATGATAACTCTTCAGGTTATCCCGGGGTTTGCTTTCACAAAACCAATAACAAATGGCATGCGAGCATAAGAGTAAAAGGTAAGCGCATCCACCTTGGGTATTTTAAAACAGCAAAAGAGGCATATGACAAATATGTTGAGGCTTCAAAAAAATATCACTCCCAATACACAAGAGCCCAACCCTTATAGGGCTCAGAAAGAAGCGACCACCACAAGGCCTCTTAAAGAGGCTTTTTTATTGCTGGCGTTCACCTTCAACCGAATTAACCGACAGTTCCGGGAGCATTGAAAATGGCCGATATCATCGACACAGCAGCAGAGATTGAAGAGCTTCAGCGTAACGCTGCCCTTTCCGCTCACCGGATCAACCGCAACGCCGTATCAGCTGAACGTTGTGAAGAATGCGACGAACCAATTCCCGAACCACGGCGCGCTGCCGTGCCCGGCTGCCAGACGTGCGCGGATTGCCAATCCGTCATTGAGTTGAAGAATAAGCAGAGGGGGATCCAGTGAAAGAGCGCGGAATGATTTTTAACGGAGAGATGGTGCGCGCCATCCTCGACGGCCGGAAAACGCAAACGCGGCGAATTATGAAGGTCCAGCCAGACACTCCAGAGTTTGGCCTGCGACGCATTATTGAGTCGTCCATAGCCAATGAGATCGGAATGTATTTTTGGTCTCAAGAAGACGCCCGTGGAATTAAAGCGCGCTCAAAGCAGTTTTCTTGCCCGTTCGGCGACGTTGGCGATCGCATCTGGGTGCGCGAAACGTTCTGCGCGGTTCCTGATCATGAAGAGCCTGCTGGTTGTTCGGCTCTGCTTTATGCGGCAGACGGCAACGGCCCGTATGGTAAATGGACGCCTTTGATTCACATGCCGCGCTGGGCCAGTCGTCTAACCTTGGAGATTACCGGCATGCGAGTGGAGCGCTTAGCCAGCGTCAGCGATGAAGACGCGGGGAAAGAAGGTTATCCCGCAAATCCTGCGCCTTACGGCGGGACCATGGATAAATGGCTGTGGTTCCGCGGGTTATGGGACAGCATCTATCCGGATCAAAGCTTCAAGCACAACCCTTGGGTCTGGGTAATCGAATTTAAGGTGGTACCCAATGTTCAGGATAATCCAGTCTAATACCTGGTACGCCGATCACCACGGCGCGCCCTGCAAAATCCTCCGCGCTACCCACGAAGTAATCCACTACACCCGCAACGGTCGCACCTGCATCGCCAGCATGGGCCGCTTTCAACATGAATTCGAGCCGCTGACCAAAGCACAGGCCGAGCGGATCGCCGAAGAAATCGAAACAGCAGAAC